GAGTGGCCTTAGGATGGAACCTTATCTTAGAAATGGAATTGGATATTAGTTCGAGGTTGTTTGCTATCATAGAACCCGTTATGAACGTCAGAGCTCCTCCAATGGCAGCCAGAAAATTGCCGCTGAAAGGAAGGGCGAAAGCAATGGAATTGTATATGTCAGAACCAAAGGACTTCATGTCAACTATTGCTGCATTAGTGTGCTTCCTAACAACCTCAAATGGATCAGCAACAAAGGCTCTCCAAGTAGTAGCATTCATCATAGCCTTAGCAACATCAATCATGGTCCGAGCTGTTCTACGGGCCACACTTGACACCGCTACAAAGGTCTGCCTTATCATATGGAAAAATAAATCCAAGTTATCGACCGGGTTAATTAACCGTGAGCCCATGATCCTAATATTAGCATCAAGCTGTAATGGGACCTTCGAGTCAGATATCCACTGGTTATACATATTCTGATTCACATAAAAGTGATCCCAAAATTCAGGGTTAGCATCATACATAAACTCAACATCGTCCATTTCCTTAAATCTCTCAAGAAAATCCCTCTTAGCCTTAGAGAACCTCTCCACAACTGACGGAGCCTTTCTAAGAGATGACTTGGCAATAATCTGATCAGCAGTCATATCCTTATACCTAACATCCCAGACTTGCAAATCTATCATCAAATCTTCATCTGACATTTTGATAAATTCTTTAACCCGGCTAGAGAATGCACTCAAATAGGGTGCTTTCATCTTAGCAGCGTACTCATCAATGAACTTTTCCTTACGGCCAGATAAAACTGGAATCCAAGCCCTCCAGTCGACGGTCATAAGTTTCTTAGTAGTAATTTCAGAGACTTTAAGATCCTGAGCGATACGAAATACGTCAACAGCATTTACCTCCGCTTTCAAGGGAACTTTGCTTTGATCCACGACCATACTGGACAAATCAAGAAGGATTTCCATTCCCGTCATATTTGGCCATGGAGTGAGCTTAGGATTAGAGTAAGTAGCCTCCAACTGCCTTAAAACACCTTCCTGATG